GGCATCTATCTTTGCCACATCAATAGCTAGAGATGATAGACTTATGCAAATGATGGAAACAAAAGCAAATCAACTAATGGCAAAAGCTAGAAACATAGATGCACAGCAACAAACAACAAGAAAATTAGTTACATCAAGATTTATTTCTAATAGGAGAAGTTAAATGGCTAGAGTAAGAGTGCCATTAAATAACTTTCAGTTTGGAGAGATAAGTCCTTCTTTAACATCTAGGACAGATACAAAAGTATATACTAATGCAGGTGAGCAGGTAAGAAACTTTTTTATTAGATCTGAAGGTGGTTTAAAAAAAAGAACTGGTACAAAAAGATTACATAACTTTGGAAGTAATCCTGCATTTACTGCACTAGCTAGTCTTAGACAAAGTGTGAGAATAGAACCTTTTATATTTTCAGATGATGAAAGATATATAATAGCATTTAGTAATACAAGGATAGAGATATTTCAAATTAGTCCTACTGATGGCAGTGTGTCATCTATACAAGCAATTACTGGACAATCATGGTTAGTGAATACAACATCAGCATCTTATCTTGAAGAGATTACTTTTGCACAGCAAGGTGATCTAATGTTTATATGTCATAATACTTTTCAAACAAGAATATTGGAAAGAACTGGTCTTACTACATTCTCAGTATCAACATTTAACTTTGATACCTCAAGAGATGGCAATGACATTTTTCAGCCATATTTTAGTTTTCAACCATTAGGTATGACTCTTATAGCAACTAATACAACTGGAAGTGTTACATTGACTGCATCAGGAGATTATTTTGTATCTAATCATGTAGGAACTGATTTGTTGATGGGAGGTGTAAGATGTCGAATAACAGCTTTAATTAGTGCTACAAAAGTAACTGCAACTATTAATGGAACATTAAGACAGCAACTAGAAATAGATAGTCTTAAAACATTTGAGGGTAGTGGCACAGTAAGAGTTACTAAAGCATTACATGGATTAGCTGTTAACTCAACTGTTACCTTTGAAAGAGCAGGTGCAGTAGGGGGCATAGCAAATAGTAATATAAATGGTGCAAGAGTTATAACTGCTGTACCTGATGAAAATACATTTGAGTTTACAGCAGGAAGTAGTGCAACTGCTACATCTAGTGCTATAGGTGGTGGTAGTCCTCGTATTATAACAAATGCGGCTACTACTGAATGGTCAGAACAAAGTTATTCTGCTTATCGTGGCTATCCTGCGGCAGTTACCTTTCATCAAAATAGACTTTGGTTTGGTGGCACTTTGGCACAGCCTGATGGAATATGGGGTAGTAAATCAGGTTTGTTTTTTAATTTTGATGTAGGTGATGCTGAAGATAATGATGCTTTAGATCTTACTGCTAATGTGGGTGAGATATTTTCTATTAGACATTTAGTATCTAATAGAGATCTACAGATATTTACTACTGGTGCTGAGTTGTTTATTCCTACTGTTGCTAACAAACCAGTGACTCCTGCTAATGCACAGATTAGAAGGCAGACACCTTTTGGTTCTAGCTTTGTTAGACCTACAGTATTTGATGGTGCTACTTTATTTATACAAAAAACTGGTAGTGCATTGAGAGAGTTTTTATTTACAGATGCAGAAAGTGCATATACATCTGTAGCTGTATCAGGTCTTGCACCACATCTCATACTAGATCCAGTACAGCAAACATCTATTAAAGGTGCTTTGAATAGAAGTGAGTCTTATGCCTTTTTAATAAATAATGATGGCACTATAGCTGTATTTTATTCTGTAAGAGGAGATCAAAAAGCAGGGTGGAGTTTGTGGGATACACAAGGATTGTGGCATAGTATCTGTGCAGTACATGAAAGATTGTTTGTAGTCTGTGCTAGAGATGATGGCTCAGGCACTACTAAGTTGTTTTTAGAAGAGTTTCAGACAGATATGCCTATGGATTTTTGTAATACATTTAGTGGCAGTGCCAGTGTATTTGGTAGTTTAACATCACACTTTAGTAATAATGCAGTAGTCAAAGCTACAAATGGTAATGATTTTTTAGGTGAGTTTACAGTGGCAAGTGGCGAGATAGATGCTAGTGCTGTAAAAAGTGGATTAAGTCAGGCATTTATAGGATATGCTTTTACACCTACACTTAAAACTTTGCCTATAGATGCCGCTATACAAGGTGGTCCTTTAACTGGAGAGCCTAGACAAATACCTAAAGTCATATTAGATTTACATTCAACACTTGCTGTAAGTGTGCAAGGACCAAGTACAACATCAACAAGTAGAGATTTAGTTATAAGGAATACAACTGATACTGTAACTACTGGTTTTATGGAAAGATCTTCTGTAACTGGTAAAGAAGAGTTTAGGTTGTTAGGGTATAGTCGTGATCCTAGAGTTATAGTATCACAGTCTTTTCCTTTAGATTTACAGATTAACGGAATGATAGTAGAGGTGGCATTTTAATATGGGATTACCATTAGCATTAGCAATAGGTTCAACTGCAATATCTTTTATGGGTTCTATGAGTGCGGCAAGAGCAGCAAAACGAGAAGCCGCACTAAGAGCAAGACAATTAGAAACACAAAAGAAACAAGCAAGACTTAGAGCATTACAAGAACATAATGTTCGTATGAATAGTTTAAAAACATTTATAGGAATGAACCAAGCATTGTCAGGAACTATGGGTAGAGATATAGGTAGTGATAGAAGTTTGAAAGCTATAATAGATCGAGCAAGAAGAGAAACTTCTGTTAGTGTAGATAGAGCAAGAACACAACTTGCAGGAGAACAAGCACAAAGATCTTTTGCACAAAGAATGGCAGTTATGAAAGGCAATAATTTAGCACGAGCATATAGATTTCAAGCCTTTGGTACTTTAATGAGAGGTGCTTATCAAGCTGATAGATTATCAAGTGGTAAAGATGTAACGAGTATATAATGGTAGAATTTATTAGAGCAAAACGATCATCATTTATAAACAAGCCAGTAGGTGTAGTATCTGTTGATACTGGTGGCATACAAGCGGCTAAAGTACAAGCTGATGTATTTAATAGTTTGGCTACTATGTATTTTAAAGATGCAACAGAGCAAGAAATACAAAAAGGTAAAGATTTTGTAGCAAATTTATCTACAAGAAAAATGATTGTAGAAGAATCTGATCCTATGGGCAATCCAACTGTAGTAAGAAGTGAACTTGATTTTAGACCTCTTGATGCTTCTCTTAGTAAAGTGGCACAACAAACAGCTAAACCATTATTAGAAAAAAAATATGCCTTAGCATTATCAAATGATATATCTAAAAATATAGAACAAATAAGATTAGATTCTTCAGACTCTAATGACTTTCAAACAAAAATTAATAATTTTATACCTGCATATATTGAAGAAATAAATAAGTTAGGTGGTGGTGATTTTACATCTCAAATACAAGAAGGTGTAGCAAAGTTATCTACTCAACATTATTTTGATATGGCTTTAGATGAAAAGAAACTCAATATAGTTAATCAGGCACAAGATGGTGAACTTGCAGTAAGAAACTCTGCTCAAGAAATAACAGCCGAAGCATCAAACTATATTAATTCAGATTTGCCATTAGAAGAATTAATTAAACAGTTACAAATACAAAAGAAAGAAACTAAAGGTGTTTTTGATGGTATGGTATCTGAGTTTGGATTAACTGGCTTCACTAAAACTCAAATAAATAATAATAATCTTTTGATTTCTACAGCTATACCAGTAGGTTTAATGAAAGGTTATTCTCGTGGCAAAACATCTTTGCAAATAGAACTAGCAGAAAGATATATTGGGAATGGTCAAAAAGATCCAAGAATATCAGAAGATGAATATAAAGTTTTAGATGCTATTAAAAAATTAGCAGGAAAAAATATAAGTATAGTTAGAGCAGAAGCAAGAACATTATCAGCAGGTCAAAGACAAGTTCAATCTGATGAAAGTGTAGAAGAACAAAAAGCAAATAGAAAACTTGAAGAAGATGAAGCTAAGATAAAAGAAAGTTTAGTTACACAACAAAATAATAGTAACTTTGATATTTTTATAACAAATGAATCACCTGATAATATTGTTAATGATTGGATAGAAAATGGACAATGGAATGAAGAAACATTTAGATCATTAAATGATAGAATAATGAAAAGTATTGGTGTTAAAAATAAAGATGCTACATTTGGTTTTATAAATAACGGTGATAGAGAAGCAAAATATTTACATCAAGATTTAATTACTCAAACAGTACATAAATTATTTCAACACCCTGATACAATTAATACAGCAGACTCTTTAGCAAGAGTAAATGTAAAACTTACTAATCCAAATAAACAAATTAATCTAACTAAAGAGGAGCAGACATTTTATGATGCAATGCAATCTTTAGCTAATAATTATCAAGATGGTCGTAGTGCAGGTTTAGGTTTAATACAAAGAAAAATAAATGCTTTACGAATTGATAGTGGTGGATCTTCAACATCATCAGCACAAACTGCAAGTCAAAATAATACTATCCAAAATGATAGTAGAAGAATTTATACGAACGATAAAACTAATAAACAAAATAGAGATATTACATATGGTGTAACAGTAGATACTTTTTTAACAAAAGGTAAACCTGACTCTTTTGACCCTGCTAACAATGATAATCATAAAGCTTTGGATAGACATATAATGAGTGGAGGTATGTCACAAAGATTAATACAAACTTTAAGTTCTTTATCAGATGGTAATTTTTCAACAAATAGTGCTTCTGATGAAGCCGCCGCTTTATTAGGATTAAGTTATTGGAGCAGATATAGTAATGTTTCAGATACAAGCTCTACATTGCCATTTAATGTTCTTGTACGAGATGGTGGTTTAACAAATACACAAAATAGTATTTTAGCTATGGCGGCTGATCTTTATACAGACTTCAAAGGAAAAACTGAAATATTTAATACAAAAGGCACTGGTCCAAATGGTCAAGTAAGATTGACACAAATAATAAGACTTATTAAAGAAACTGGTCAAGTGCCATTTAATAAAGAAAGTATAAAAGAATATGGTGATAAAGTTGCAATAAGTGATCCTGCTACTACATATCTTGCATCATTAGGTTTACGAACTAATGAAATATTAGATTTTAAATCAGTTGCTAAAATAGGAATGAAATTAAATATAGAAGAACCAAAGTTAAGATCTATCATTATGGATATGAAAGATAAGCTTTATGTTGATAATGGATTTGTTATTGATCCATTTTTTTCATCTATACAAAGTAAATCTAAATTTGGGTTTCAAAGAATGATTCCAAATCAGGAAAAAAGAGAACAAATAATTAATTTAATTAATGCAGATCTACCCGATAATGCAATGCTTTTTAATACTACATTTGTACAGCCTAAAACAGTATTAGATGATGAATTTGAAGATACAGATTATGATGGCACAGAAAGACCTACTACTGGTATATTCAAAGATGTACAAGAAAAACTTAAAGTAGGACAAGGAGCAACAGATGTATTTGGTAAAACACTTGCTGTGCTTGAACAACAAACTCAAGCAGAAGGTGTGCCTGATAAAAAAATAACAAAAAAAGGTGTAAGTGTTGTTAAAGATCAAATATTTCTAGTTCCTGTTGTTACTCCATTTACAGGTGGTGATACACAAAAATCTAATGTTTTATATCAAGCAGTTTTTTTTAATAATAAATATGGTTCTTTTCAACCTTATCTTCCTGATGGACAACCTAAAGTATATAATTTAGATAGCTTACTTAATGCTACAAAAACAACAGAAGAAATAAATGAAAGCATAGATGTTGTTACTTCACAAGAAGATGAAAGTGTAATGAAGATAACAGGTCAAAAAGCTCGTAAAGGTGAAAGTATAGAAACAAAAGCACAAAAGATATTAGAAGAACGCAATAAAACAGTTAGAACTTTTGGTGGTGATTAATGGTTGATGTATTCTCTAGTGGTAGATTTGCACCTGAAATATTAAGTGAAGATCAATTATTTAGATTACAAACTCGTGGATCAGTGCCACAATTTACACTTAATTCAACTGACTCTCCTAGTTTTGGTGATACTATATCAGCACAACTTGGCTATTCTTATATGCCATTGATTAATGCTGTTGAAAATGCAGTAAGATATAGAGATGAAGTAGATAATGAATATGAGCCATTACGAGATATGATTGGTTATGAAGAGTTTGTTGATGATCTTATTGATGCAAAAAATGCAGAGCATATGAGAGATCTAAAACAGCAGATTGATGAAAACAAAGAACGTAGACAAATACTTGCTCAAAGCTCTATACCACAACAACTTATATCAGGTATATTTGATCCAATAAATCTTTTTGCTATACCTTTTGGTGGTTTTACAGTTAGTGCGGCTACTGCCGCTTTTCGCACTGGTAGAGGTGTAGGTATATTAACAGCAGGTCAAGAAGCATTAAGATATCCTTTTGATCCTTTAGCTACTGGTCAAGAGGTTGCAGGTAATATAGCTTTTTCTGTATTAGGTGGTGCAATTATTGGTGGTGCTACTGGAGCAGTAGTAAGTAGGCAAGTTGGTGCATTAAAGAAATTAGAAGAAGATAGTTTACAATTAATTAAAACTATTGATGAACAATCTACAGATACTACGTTATTACAAAAAGCAATAGATAGTAAATTAGATAGACCTTTTGCTATAGATAAAGAAGTAAAGGTTGGTAAAGATGGTAAGTCAGAGCCAATATATACTACAGAATATTTACAAGGATTAAAGAAAGCATTGCCAAATGAAAGATTTGGTAATGAAAAAAGGAAAGCAGATCAAGAAAGAAAAGGTTTTGATATATTGGCAGATAACTTGCCAAATTTACAGTCAAGATTAAAAGATGCAAAAAAAGATTTACAAGATTTTGAAGCAACAAAAGCATCTTTTTCAAAAGAACAGTCAGATTATGTTAAAACAGAATTTATAAATCGGATTAAAAAATTAGAAAAAGATATAGAAAATGGAAATGCTTATAATAAGACTGTAAAAGATTTAGCAGATAATCAAAGAATATTATCACAACTTGATGCAGAACTTTCTTTTAGAAGAGTAGAAGAAGATGCACAGTTAAATACAGAAATAGAAGATCCACTATCATTAGAAAAAAATTGGTTTACAGAAAGTTGGTTTTATAAAGCAATTCCAACACCACTTAAAAGTGCATTATCAAGTGCAATACCAACAATAACTAAATTAGATTTTGTTAAATTAATTGGTGATAGTGCCATGAATTTAACAAAAACAAAATTTGGATTAGCTACAGAAAACTCTGTATATCAGTTATCTAAAATAAGAGAAGGTGAATGGGTAGCTACACATGATGTTCTAAGAACAATTTATAAAGAACAGTTTGGTAAAAATCTTTATGCTATGGATATAGATATTGATGATGCTGTATCAAGGTTAAGAAAAAGAACAACTTACCATGATTGGTTAGAAGGTACTTATACAAAAATATTAAAAGGTGAAAAATTAACTGATATCGAAAAAAGAGTTAAATCTCAAATAGACTCATTCTTTGAAAGATGGGAAACAAGACTAAGAGATGCAGGTATTATAGGTGACACAGCATCTATTGCTAAAGATATAGAAAAAAAACAACTAAGAGTATTTAAAGATGTAAGAGAGCTTAGAGATCTTGCAGTATTAGACGCAGAAATGACTGTGAAATACCAACAAATATTAGATGAACTAGATGCACAATTTATGGGTCAAGCTGAAAAAGTTGGTTTAAGTGAAAAACAGTTAGAGTTTCTTGAGTCATTAAAAATGAAAAAACAGCAAGGTACTTTTTTACCTTCAGGTTTGCAAAAGAAAAAAAATAATATAATTAAAAGGTTAGCTAGAAATAATTTTGAAATACAAGATTTAAATATAAATCTAAAAAATGCTAGACAAAAGAAAGTACTACCTGCAAATGAGGAGTTTTTCTTTCCAAGATATTGGTCAGTAGATAAAATAAAAAATAATAGAGAGAAGTTTGCTCAAGTATTAACAAAGTGGTTTACAGATAACCCTACAGTTATGGTGACTAAAGCAGATGGCACAAAGTTAAGGAGATCTGCCGAAACACCTGAAGAAATAAGCAGGGCAACAACTGCTGATGCTATTGCTAAGAGAGTAGACAGCACTATAAAAGCTATAACAAAAGAAGGTGCTGATCTTACAGATGATTCTTTTGCATTTTATGGTTATGGCAAATCACAACATTTTAGACATAGAGAATTAGATATTCCTAATGCTTTAGTTACTGATTTTATAGAAGTAAATCCAGTACAAGTTATGAGAATATACACTCAAAGAGTAGCACCAAAATATGAATTTAATAAAATGTATGGTGGTAGAACTATTGATGAAGTTCTTGATGATATGGACAATGATATGATGAACGCAGGTATCTCAATGCGTGAAATCAATAAAGTTAGAAAAAACTTTTTACATTCTTATGATCGTGTTGTTGGTAGAGTTTTAACTAATCCTGCAAGATTAGATATGAGATTTGCTAATATGTTACGAGATTTAGCACAACTTAATTATTTAGGATCAGCAGGTATATCAAGTATTCCTGATGCCGCCAAAGTATTGATGGAGCATGAACTTAAAAATGTATTCAAAGGTTTGTATGGAATACTATCAGACTCAAAAGTACGAATGACAAGAAAAGAACTTAGAATTGCGGCTGAAGCATTAGAGATATTACAAGGTGATGCACACATGAAGTTTGTAGAGGATTTAACTAATAACCCTCTTGAAACTGGATTTAGAACTAAAGCAAGAAGTTTATTCTATATACTTAATGGATTAGCACCAATAACAAACGTTATTAAAAAACTTGATGGTATTATAAGACAGCATGAATTAATTGAGTTTAGTGTAAAAGAACATAATGGCACTGCTACTGCTAAAGATATTCAATATCTTAGAAGATATGGTATAGGCAAAGAGCAAAGTCGAGAAATAGCTAGTGCAGGGTGGGAAGTATCAGAAAATGGTATGTATTTAGCTAATACTGATAAATGGAATACAAGTATAGTTTTTCCAGATACAACAGCTAAGATTATATATGGCAAAACTGGTAAAACTATAGAAGGTAGATATGTACCTGCATTATTTAGAAAAAGTGAAAATGCTATACTTATTGATAGAGATTATATTAAAGGTGAAATGTTTGAGTCACAAGCATGGACTAATCCAAAGCTAGAGGGTGTAAAGCCTTTATCTATAAATCAATTTAAAGAACCTGAAGATTGGTTAAATTTTGTAGTGATGCACGAAATTATGCACACTAGAAATTCTGCAAAAAGTTTAGGAATAGATTTAAGAAAAAAAGGTGGTAAGGCAGAATATGAGAATAAAATTAATGACTTAGCATTAGCAGAAATAAAAAAACAAAAGAAAGTATCAGAAGATACAATAGATAAATTTAGAGTAGCTATGAACTCAGGAGTTGCTAATACTGTGGTTATGGGTACACCTGCTGATAAACCAATTATCTCTGATGGTGTAGCATATATTCCATCATGGATTGGAGAGAAGTTTGGATTAAAAGAAGATGCTAGATTTAGAGGATATACAAGAGTAGAAACTGGTTTAGCAGGATTACCATTCCAATTTTTTAGTTATAGTTTTGCGGCGGCTAATAAAATTACAGCGGCTATGGCAACTGGACAAGCTAAAAATAGAGCTATATCTATGGTAACTAGTATGGGGTTAGCATATATGTCCTTATCAATTAAGTATGAACTTAATGGTACTGGTTACATTTGGGATAAAATGTCAATAGAAGATAAGATGGCTAGAGCATTTGATGCTTCAGGATTAGCGGCAATATATAGTGATGCTTTTTATACAGCAATGCAAACCTCATTGGCACTAGATGGACCTGATATATCAATGGGTTTATTACAGCCAAAGTTTCCACAAGATCCAAGTTATGTTGATGCTTTTACTGCTATAGGTGGTGCAGGTCCTAGTATTGGATACGATCTTACAGAGGGTGCATACAAGTTTGCAGTAGAGGGTGACATGAAAGGTGCATCACAATTTGTTAAAAATTTACCATTTATGAGATTGTGGTTTTTGCGAGATTATGTTAACGAATTTGGAAGAATGTTGCAAGACACAGACGAAAGTGATATAGATAGATTACTGAGGAATAGATTTTAATGACTATAGCTTTAAGTGCAAATACACCACGAGTGAGTTACACAGTAAGTCAGGGAGCAACTCAAACCTCATTTGCTGTACCATTCGTATTTTTTACTGGATCAACAGATTTAAATGTATTTGTTGATGGTACTGAACGTACCTTTGATGCAAGTACAAGTAATACTTCATTGTATACTGTGAGTGGTGGCAATGGTTCTACTGGAACTGTAACAACTTCTGTCACTGGTGCTACTGGTGGCAGTACTGTTGTTATCACTCGTGATATACCTTTATCAAGAACAACAGACTTTCCAAGTTCAGGTGCTTTTGAGATAGCTAAACTTAATACTGAACTTGACACCCTTACTGCTATTCAGTCTGATTTTAATGATAATGTTGATAGAACCATCAGATTACAAGAGTTTGATGATGCGGCTACTATGACATTGCCTCTAAAAGATGCAAGAAAAGGAACAGTATTAGGATTTAATGCTACTACTGGAGCGGCTGAAGCAGGTCCAACAATAGCTAATGTTAATTCTTTATCTGCTATTACTGCAAATATTAATACAGTAGCAGGAATTAGTAGTAATGTTACAACAGTTGCAAGCAATAATTCTAATGTCAGTACAGTTGCAGGTATTTCAAGTAATGTTAGTACAGTAGCAGGGATAGCTAGTAATGTTACTACTGTAGCAGGTAAAGCATCATTAATTACATCTGATTTTGCCGCTGATATGGCACTTATAGATAGTACATTTGTATCAAAAATTAATTTAGTTACTAGTGATTTTGTCACAGATATGTCAGTTGTAACATCAGATTTTATAGCTGATTTAAATGCACTTGCAACTACTGCAATAATTGCTGATTTAGATTTATTAGCTACATCAGATTTTGTATCTGATTTAAATGCAGTAGAGGGAATAAAAGCTAATGTCACTACTGTTGCAGGTATCGCAAGTAATGTCACATCTGTTGCAGGAAACTCAAGTAATATTAATTCTGCTGTATCTAATGCAAGTAATATTAATGCCGCAGTTAGTAATGCTAGTAATATTAATTCTGCTGTAAGCAATGCTACTAATATAAACTCAGTAGTAAGTAATGCTAGTAATATAAATACAGTAGCAGGTGCAATAACTAATGTTAATAATGTTGGTGGATCAATATCAAATGTAAATACTGTTGCATCTAACTTATCAGGTGTGAATAGCTTTGCTGAAAGATATAGAGTACAATCAGGTGTGCCAAGTTCTGATAATGATGTTGGTGATCTAGTTTTTGATACTGCGGCTAATACACTTAAAGTGTTTGGATCAAGTGGTTTTCAAAATGCTGGGTCATCTGTTAATGGTACATCAGAAAGATTTACATACAATATTACTGGCACACCTACAACATTAACTGGTGCATCAGGTACTGGCTTTGCAGAAGCTAATAGTAATACTTTAGCATATGATGCTGGGTTTATTGATGTATACCTAAATGGTGTAAAGATGGTGAATGGTACAGATGTAACTGTAACGTCAGGTACTTCTGTTGTTTTTGCTAGTGCATTATCTAATGGTGATGTAGTTGATATTGTAACATTTGGTACATTTCAAGTTGCAAATATTGTGTCTACTGGTGCATTGAACTCAGGATCAATAACTAGTGGGTTTGGTAATATTGATAATGGTACATCTACACTTACTACTGGTAATTCGGATATAAACGGAACACTAAACGTACAAGGAGAAACTACACTACAAACACATCTTAATATGGGTGATGCAGATATAATAAAGCTAGGTGACAGTGGTGATTTACAGATTCAACACACTGGTAGTTTATCAAGTATTGTTGATAGTGGTACTGGAAGTTTGTTTATTGGTGGTAGTACTGCTGTAGGCATAATGAACTCAGCACTCAATGAATATTTGATAAATGCGATTGCTGATGGTGCAGTAGAACTTTATCACGATAATAGCAAAAAGTTTGAAACTACTTCTAGTGGTGTAACTGTTACTGGTAATATAGCTAATGCTAGTGGTGATTTTACACTTGATGTTGCAGGAGACATTAGCATAGATGCTGGAGGTGGCGATACTAGATTTAAACATGGTGGCACGGAATTTTTAACAGTTCAAAGTGATAGCAGTCTCGTCATATTTAAGGCAGTTGTACAAGATAAAGATATTCAGTTTAGAGGTAATGTTGGTGGTACTAACACCACTATGCTTACCCTTGATACATCAGAGGGTGGTGATGCAACTTTTAATGGTAAAGTTATTGCAGATACATTTACTAAATCTGATGATACCAATACACAAATTAATTTTTTAGGTAGTGATGTAACTCAATTTAAAAATGGTAACTCTGAAAGTGCAAGATTTATTGCATCTACTTTTTTTAAGGCTGGTAATAGAAATGGAACTTATAGAGATGCTACTGGTCAATTTGGTGAGTTTCAGACAGATCATGGTGGCAATCCTGCAATGGTTTTTCAAACATCAGATGGAAGTTATGCAGGTGGTGCAACTCAAGTAATTGTTGTTAGGGCAGCAAGTAGTAGTTATAACTTCTTAGAGTGTTACTCAGGTAATGGTGCTGATAGAGAAATTAGACTACAAGGTGATGGCACTGTCCATGCTGATGGTGCTTACAGTTCAAGTGGTGGTGACTATGCCGAGATGTTTGAATGGAAAGATGGTAACACCTCTAATGAAGATAGGGTAGGAAAAACTGTTGTGCTTGATGGAAATCAAATAAGATTGTCAACAAGTAGTGATGCACAATCAAGCATCATAGGAGTTGTATCTGCAAGACCAGTAATTCTTGGTGATGCTCAAAGTGAAAAATGGAAAGATAAATTTGAAACAGATAATTATGGAAGATATATTTATGAAGAATACACACAAACAGAATGGGCAGAAGAAGCAAGTGATGGAGCTAAAAATTTAAAAACCTACAATACAGATAAAATACCAAGTGATGTTACTGTACCTAAAGATGCAAAAGTGACATCTAAAGATGAGAATGGTGATAACTTAAAAAGAAAAAAACTTAATTCAGCATTTGATGCAAGTAAAACCTATATTCCTAGAGAAGATAGAAAAGAGTTTAGTCCTATAGGTTTGGTAGGTAAACTTAGAGTTAATGTTGGGCAAACTGTTGGTGATAGATGGATTAAGATGAGAGAAATATCTGATACAGTTCACGAATATTTAGTGAGGTAGAAATGACAAGAGCAAGAGATATATCCAACGTAATAACTGATGCTAACTTGGGTGGCACACTAGATGTCAGTGGTGCTTTTACATCTCAAGGAATAGACGATAATGCAGATGCTACTGCTATGACTATATCAAGTGATGAAGATGTAATGATTGGTACAACAGATGAATCATCAGGTGCAAAATTTATTGTTGGTAGTACGAGTGATGATAAAAGAGCATTCATTCAAGGTAGCAATCAATTTAGACTTGGTTTAAAAAATGGAAGCAATAATCATGTGTGGTTAGGTTCAGGTGGTGCTGATAATTTTAGAGTAAGTAATTCATCAGGTTCAACATTATTTGAGTTAAATTCATCAGGGAATATAGTTTTACCTTCATCAAATGCAGGTATACATCTTGGCGTAACTTCAGCTACTGCATCTAATCTGCTTGACGATTATGAAGAAGGAACTTTTACTCCTGATGTAAAAAACCAAAGTTCTTCAAGTACTTTTTCTGTTAGGATTGGTAACTATGTAAAAATAGGTCGCTTGGTTCTTGCTCATTTTTATTGTGATGGTGGAAATACTGGAACAGCAGGAAGCAATTTAGTTATATCTGGACTACCTTTTACAGTAGATGCTGGTTCTGGTGCTGTACTAATTGGTAATTTTGCTTCAAATGGTAGTGGCGAAAATAATGGTGGTATTCATCAAAATTCGGGTGTCATTGATGGTGGAAGTAACATAACCACACAAAAAAGTTATTTTTCAGCAAATTTAATTTATAGAACCTCTTAATTTGATAATAAAAAGGAGATTAAAGTGTCAATTACTAAATCAACAGAAACACCAAAAATAGAAGTTGTAAATTCTTGGAACATACAAGTTGCAACTGACACTGTGATAAAAGAAAATGGTAAAGAAATTAGTAGGTCAAGACATAGGCACTACCTTACACCATACTCATCATTAAAAGGTGAAGATGGTAAGTGGACACACACAGACACCGACATAAGCAAAGAAGCTAGTGAAGTACAAGCAGTAGCAAATGCTGTGTGGACAGATACAGTAAAGGCTAACTATAAAACATTTGCAGAAAGCCAAAATACTGATGGCATTTGATGCTACCTTTATTTGGAATATAATTATTACATTAATTATAATGCCATTTGCATGGGCATTTAATAAAATGTTTGCAGAAGTAAAACGATTACAAATACTTCTCAACAAGACTAGAGAAGAATATGCATCAAAAGAAGATCTACGTCATACATCTAATCGTATTGTAGAAACACTTAATAGACTAGAAGATAAACTAGATAAGGTGCTAAGTAAGTGAGGTGACACTGTGCTTGAAATGCTAATGATTGCAAATAGTGCCTTCGCTGTTATTAAACAAACACTCGAAAATGGAAAAGATATAGCCTCAGCAGGTAATGCGATAAGTCGTTTCGTGAGTGCTGAGGATCAGCTACAGAAAGATCTCCATAGAAAACGTAATAGTATCTGGACTAATTTATTAGGCAAGACTGACAATGATCTTGAAGAGTTTATGGCACTAGAGCAGATACGAGTGAAACATGATAAGCTACGAGAGTATATGCAACTATATGGTAGGGCAGGTTTATGGACTGATTATCAACAGTATTGCGCTGAAGCTCGTAAAGCTAGAAAAGAAGCCGCAGAAAAAGCTAAGAAACGTAGAGAAGAAATCAAAGAACTAGTTTTAAAAATTATTTTAATTATACTAATAACTACTTTACTTGCAGGTGTAGTAACTGTACTTGCAGTAATAGCTAAGAAGAAAGGTATAATATGACTGCATTTATGTTGGCTTGTTATCTTAATGGTGTGGCACAAGGAGCAATCTATTTTAGAAATGTTGCTGACTGCACATTCTATACAGAGTATTTAAGTAATCAAACATATGATAGTGCTACTGGTGAGAACATGGAATACAACTGTATTTGTAAACTTGTGCCACGAGTAGATGAAAAGAAAGTGAGGGTATACTAATGATACAAGCATTGATTGGTCCTGCTACAAAGTTACTTGGTAAATTTATTGAGGACAAAGATACTAAAAATAAACTTGCACATGAGTTAGCTACTATGGCTGAACGTCATGCACAAGAACTTGCTAAGTCACAGATAGAAGTAAACAAAGCTGAAGCACAATCAAGACATTGGTTTGTTGCATCGTGGAGACCTTTTATTGGTTGGACTTGCGGCATTGCTTTAATGTGGCATTTTGTCCTGTCACAGTTTATTTTATTCTTTGCTACCATGTTTGGCTTTGATCTTCCTGCTTTGCCTGAGTTTGATATGGGATCTTTGATGACTGTGCTGATGGGTATGCTCGGTTTGGGAGGACTTCGTACATTTGAAAAGTATAAAGGTATGACTAAATGAACATAGAATTATTACGAGAACAACTAAAACGAGATGAAGGCTGTGTTAATGCTGTGTATCTCGATCACTTAAATCTACCTACTGTTGGCATAGGGCATCTTGTCACTGAGTGGGATCAAGAATATGGTAAGCCAGTAGGTACAGAAGTATCTGAGGAGAGAGTTAATGAACTGTTTGACAAAGATATTGAAGTTACTATTGATGAATGTAAACTTTTATATAATAACTTTGATGATCTACCAGAGAAAGTACAGCACATTATTGCTAACATGATGTTCAATATGGGTAGACCAAGACTATCTCGCTTTCATAAAATGAAAAAAGCTGTTGATAATCGTGATTGGTATGAAGCCGCATACGAAATGAC